CTTTGAACAAATTCAAGCCCCATTGAATACGGCGGGTTTGTGATTATATCGCCTTCAAAATCGTCCAGTGTTTCCTTCAGGAAATCCAGCGGTTCAGGATCACCGAAGCCCCGGTAAATCAGATCAGTTGAAATGACTTCATAACCGTGGGCCTGAAGCACTTTGGAAATGTGGCCTTCACCACAGGCCGGTTCCCAAATGACCGGGGAAAACTGTTCCAGTTCCAGAAGCATTTCCACGGCCCTTGGATCGGTGGCGTAGTAATCAAATGCTTCCCGTTCTTCAGGAACATGGTTGGAACTGCCCAAAGTGGTGAACATCTTCTTAGAACCACTCATTCTGTGTCACCGCCTTTCACAAATACACGGGTTTTCCGGTTTCTGATCCACTTTGGAACCGTTGTGAAGCCACAGCGTTTTGTGATCTGCCGGGAAAACTCAATCTTGGAAAGGGCTTGGAAGTTGTTCGCAATGCAATATTCCTTATACCGGCGATACACGGAATCGGTGGCTTCATTTTCAATCCCGTCAAGGCCCACTTCATTGATGAACCCAATGATGGGGTTGTTGTTTTCCTCATATTCGTCCAACTGCCCCTGAACTCTGCTGGAAGTGGTGAACTTTGCGTTCCCAAGAACCCGCTTCAACCCCTGAAGGCCAAGCAAGGCCAGATATTCCATAGAACCCTGTTCACACAATTCATCCTTGATGAACGGGCGGAAGTCAGCATCATTGGGGGTGAACTTGGCATCGAAGGGAACGATCACCAAACGCCGCTGAACGGCTCCGGTTTTATCCTTGATACGGGGAATATTGTTGGCGCTGAACAGGAACTTGGAATAATTGTTGAACTCAAAAGGATCTTGGCCTTTGCGCTCCACATTCACCCGATCACCCGTGACCAGCTTCTTGAACACGGAAGCATTGGCAATAAATTCATCACCAATATCATCACCGATGTTCGCCAGCTTGCCAAATAGTTCAGCGGTTTTGAACCTATCGCCCAATTCCTTCAGGTCAAGGGAAGCAATGTTCTGATCCCCAAGAAGGTTCTTCACCACATGAAGAAAGGTGGATTTGCCGTTGCTCTTATCGCCAATCAGGATGAAGGCTTTGCCAAGTTCATTGCGGCGGTACATACAATAGCCCACCATTTCTTCCAGCAAGGCCCGAACTTCAGGATCATCACAGGCCAACCGGTTCAGGGTATGATCCAACAGATCATCATGGGCGGCGGGGTTGTACGGCCACGGAATTTTGTTTGTAATGACCACATCCGGGGTGAACTCTTTGAAAGAACCATCCCGGATATTGTAAAGGCCGTTGCTGAAAGCAATGATATTCGGGTTGGTGGCCTTGGTGTTTTCCTCAATCATGATTTCCAGATAGGACAGGACTTCCGAACGCCACGCCCGTTTCAGGTTGCTGATCAGCTTGATCATGGCCCCTTCAATCTCACCGGCACCGGAAACATAGATACCATCCTTGTAAATGTGAAGCTGGTTATTGATCTTCACAATATGGTTGTTGTTTTTCAGGTAGGTGGCGAACTTATCAAACAGGAAGGTTTTATCCCGGAAGAAGGATGTTTTCTTGAAGGCATCATCCCGAAGGATCACATCAAGTTCCTTGTCGGAAAGGGGCTTCTTCAGCACATAACGGTTAATCAGCCTGATACATTCACGGGCTTCTTCCTTGGTAAAATCGTCACTCTGAAGGGTCAGAATGTAGTTGAACAGGGTTTGGTTCCGCCCATCACCTTCACCAAGGTTCGGGAAATCATAGTTGCTTTTCACCGGGGTCAGCCACTTGGGAAGTTCCTGAATCTCCCCTTCCGGGAAGTCATACAGAATGGGCCGTTCCACGCCACCGGACTTCAAGATTTCATAGCTGTTATTGGCTCCAACCTTTCCATCCGTGGTGATACCCACGGCCAAGGTGCATTTCGTCCAGCTTTTTTTAACACCACAGTTCTTGAACAAGAAGTGTTTTCCCCGTGTGGTGGCGTACACTCTGCACTTCAGTTCTAAATCCTGAACCATTCTGAACAGAAGTTCAGATGTTTCCGCATCATCCACATCAATCAGGATGGTTTCTTCCCCAAGAATACCGGCGTATTCATCAAGGTCTTGGACTTCTGAACGGGTTTTCAGTTTTTCAACGCCTTTGAACTTTTCAAGGCATTGTTTATTTCTGGTAGGCACATAGCCCCTAAACAGTTCCATGCTTCAACGCTCCCCCCCCCCGAAAGGTTTTATTGTTCATCGTTCCACCCCGAAATCTTTCAACCGATCCCAAGCAACATCAATGTAATATTGCTTGTCCAGTTCATCCGGGATAGGAAGGTTGGTCACATCATCATTGATGAAGAAACAATGATCCGGGGTGTTGCCGAACTTTTCGGGGTTCTTTTCCCGGCCCTTGACGATTTTCCCGGAAACCTTGAAGATTCCGCCCTTGCTCTGATCCTTGGAAGCGAACACCCGGAAGGTTTTATCCGTCTGAACCTCACCGCCGCTGAAGCGGGTGATTTTCTTGGAACGGCCTTTTTCATCCCTGATCTTGGCTTCCGTAATCACCGGGGAATAAAGGGCATATTTGTACTTGCTGGACACCTTCACAACTTTCTGAAAATCTCGAAGATCAGAACATTCCATGATGGTTGTTTCCGGGCTGATCCCCTGAAGGAAATAGTTCACAATGGCCCGGTTGACAATGGGAAGGTCATAATCCAGATCGGACAGCTTTTTGACATAGGCACCCTTGCACTTCCAGCGGGGTTTCCCTTTTTCGTCACGAAGCGGCCCGGAAGGAATAATGATGTAATTGTTCACATCCTTCTGATACACCTTTTGAAATTCATCAAATTCAAGGCGCATCCCGGTTCTTTGCTCCCATTCCCAACACAGATCGTCCAGCATTTCAAAATCTTCATACCGGCGAAGTTTGACCAAAATACCATCCGTGTTGCTCTGGATGATTTCACAATGATCTTCCAGCCGTTCAATCAAATCCAGAAGAAGAAGCTGACCGCCCACACAAACATTGTTGGCTTGCCGGGGGTCATACATGGCGTTGTGCTTATCTTTCATAGCGCCATAGGTGCTGTTCAGAACGATTTTATAAGGCTGTTGCATGGGGTTCTTCTCTGCCTTCAGCTTCAGGCGGGTGTGGTAGATTTCCGCATACTTGGAAGGATCGTGAACATTACGGGAAAGCCACTTATAAACCAGCATCAAAGACGGGTAATAGGAAGCCACATCCACATTGACAAACCAACCTTCCCCGTGATATTTGGGAATGGCCCCATGAAGGCCACCCCAAGCGAACACATGGGGAACCCCGGCCACTTCCAGTTCAAGGGTTTTGGAATAATCACGGTTCAAGGGGTTCTTGTACCAATTCAAAACTTTCGTGTATTTTTCAATCCGCAAGCTGGGCGGGAACTCAATTTCAAATTCATCATTGTGTTCCCTTTGAACGGCCCCAAGGATTTTGGCGGAAAGTTGTGCTTTGGTGCGGCCAATGTCAGAAATGGGAAGGTGGAACGCCTTCACAAGTGACATTTGGGCATCAAATTCATCTTCCTTCCGCCGTAGCCACACTTCCACTGTCTGTTCCACATCATGGCGGCAATATTTGACCGTTTCGGCCAACTCTGCTTCAGTCAAAGGCCGGTCAATGTCGAAGGGAACAGAAGTTTCTTTTATGGAATGGCCCATGAACGCTTCCAGCGCCTTCAGGCTGATTGGCGGGTTCGGCATCACATCATAATTGATCAGCGGGTATTCCCTGAATAGGCTTGAATATCTGTAACCGGGTTTAGCCTCTGCAATGATCCAATCATTCACAGGCTTTGGATCAAACCCACACAGAATGGCCTTCAGGATGTACTGATCATAGTTCCGGGAATTGTAACCGGCCCAAATCACACCCTTGTGTTCCTCATAGAAGCGTTTCAGCTTGTCGGGATCGTTGATAATCACGGTTTCTTTTCGGGCGTTCAGGTCGATCAGGACAACCAGCCAGTCATACCGGAAAACCTCAAAATCATAGAAGATCATCAACTCACATCCTTTCAGCTTTTGTGAAATCGGTCAGCGTTTCCGCCTTATCAGCCCCGCCACGGGAAGGCTTTCACTTGGGGCCATTGTGGGGCCGAAGCCCCACAGGTTGTGCTTGAAAGTTAAGGTTCAAAACCGCATCAAGCACTATTTGTGCTCGATTTGATTATAAAAAATCTGCGGTCAGTTTTCAACCTCAAAAACCTCCTCAACAGTGATGGAATTGAAGCGGGAATCATCGTAGTCCACCGCATATTCCAAGTTTCCATCAATGGCTTCCGCTACATCAAGAACAAGCTGGGAAAACTGCTTGTAGCTGGTGAAGCTGACAGGAACACCGGAATCCAGCTTTTCAAGGAAGCCCATAGCGGAAGCGATCATGTTCTTGTCATTCTTGGTGCCGTAAAGGACACGGTTCATGAAAAGGCGCTGGTTCTTGAACTCACCGGACAGGATTTTGAAGGACACGGCCAGCATGGGGCGGTTGGGATCGGCCTTGGTGCCTTTGATCTCCATGCTTTCCAGCTTCACTTCATACTTGCCAGCGGGGATGGTGGGGAAATCACCGCCGCCGTTCTTCTTGGCATCCTCCACATCAGCCTGAAGGCCCTTCAGATCAACAGAACGATCAATCTTGTCAAAATCAATAGCCATAGTTTTTTACCTCCAAAAATGTTGTTATGTTCAAATGGTTTTGAGAATATCAGCCAACCCATGAAACAGGCCGTTCACAAGTTCAGCGGTTTCCTTGGCCCGGTTCATAGCGTCAACTTCTTCTTTCGTAGGGGCAAATTCCTTATCAGGGGCAAACAGATCATCAGTCAGAACCCCATCCAACAGATGATCAAGGGCCGCATCCGCCATCACATCACAAAAATCTTCATGATGTTCAGCGTAATTCCGAATGGCGATCTTGGCGGCGGAACGATGAAGTTCGATCAGGGCTTCACCATCAGCACCGGGCGGGGGGGGATCAGGTTGGCGCACACCTGAATCTTGCGGAACAGGCCACGCTTGTTCATTTCCTCTTTGAAATGGTTCAGGGCATCGTTTTTCATTTTGGGTTCCTCCTTATATTTGGTTGGAAATTATCTTTCCAATTTCCCTTACTGCATGGGCGATCTTCTCACGGTTGATCCGCTTTTCCTGAAGAACACCCATAATCACGGCGGCTTCCGTCTGAATATCCTGAAAGGCTCTGTGATTGCTTTCAAGGTCAGCTTCATAGGAAGCAAGGTCTGTGTTCTCACCGGCCTTGGCCGATCTGACTTCTTCATCAGCCTTTTCAGCGTATTCCCGGAAATACTTGGCCGCTTCATAACCCATGTGTTTTTCAACCAGATATTCAAAATCATGGGCCTTGAAGATGGTTTCAGGCTTTCCGGCAATCATCAGCACTTCAGCCATTATTCTTCACGCTTCTTCCGGGTACGGCGGGGCGGGTTGGCATCCATCTTGGGTGCGGGTTCCTCTGCCTGTGCCTTGGGGCGATCCCACAGGGGGCAACCATCGGGGCCGCCTTCCTTGTGGCAACGGTGGCCAGCGTCAATGGACGGACAAAGGGGGATTTCCGGGTTCTGATCGTGCTGTCTGAAAATGCGTTCACCGTCCGGGCATTTGGGAAGATCGTTCCAAGGCGGGGTGTCACCGGTGGCCGGTTCATCAACAGGAACAGAATCATCCTTTTCACCGCCGCCCGGTGTCCAAGTTCCATCAGGATCACCACAAGCCGCCTTTGCCGCATCTTCAGCCGGATCATAGTTACCAGCCGGGGGCGGGGTTACAGTCTTGGCCTTTCTGACCCTTCTGCTGGGCGCTGTGGTGGGCGTGTCGGTGGTTTCAGGTGCGGGGGTAGCCGGGGCATTGCCGCCACGCTTCACGGCTCCTGCGGCCTTCTGGTTGGCTTCCTCGTAGACTTCACAGAAAGCGTCATAGGTCAGCGGGATTTCCTTATCACGGACAGTCAAACGGCCACCGCCGAAGATCACTTCAGAAGTCTTGAAAGACAGCACCCGTTCATCATCGTCCGCCACGATACGGGCCACCAGATCAACCATACCGGCCACCTTGTTTGCCACCTTATCCTGAAGGTTCGGCTTGATGGAACTGATCTTATCGCCGCCCTTGCGGGTCAGGTCACGGCTTCTGTCCTCATGGCTGATCAGGATGATGTTTTCATAGTCCAGATTCACAAGCCGCTTCAGGGTGTTCAGGAACTCGCTTCTGACCATATCCCACGCACGGAAGGAATCATCAGATTCATGCTTCCAGCCCTGACGGTCACAGATGTAAACCCGGCACGATTCATAAACATCTTCCAGAAGGTCAACCACGATGGTTCGGAAATCGTTCTGTTTCTTTTCCAGTTCGGCCACGGCATCCATGAACACTTCATAGGCCAACTTGCGCTTGGTGATACGGCCTTCCACCGTAACGGTGTCACGAATGGCGATATAGGGGGCATCCACAAACTTGATGTTGCCATCCGTGTTCAACATCAGGGGATCGGGGAACTGATTGGCAAAGAAGGTTTTGCCGCTGAAGGGTGCGCCGTAAAGCCACACAACCTTCTTCTTGGTGGCGTTCAGATCACGGCGTTCATTCTTGGGAAGTAACATATAATCCCATCCTTTCTGACAATATTCTTCATACTCACACCATCCACAAAAATGGTTTGGGTTCTTGGGAAAGTCTGTGGCTTCAACCATGTGCTTCACATCGGTCAGGAAGTCCACAATCTTCATGGGGTTATACTGAACCGGCATCAGCGTTGGTTCAGCATCTTTCAAGGCCGCTTGCAAGCGGTCACGGAATTGGGAAAGGGTTTCGGTGCTTTTCTGCCTGATCTTTGCCTTGGGAACAATCAGGAAATACATATTCCTGATCCGGTGGCCCGGATGGGTCAGTTCATACCAATACTTGTATTCGTGAAGCTGACCGGAAACGGCGTAGTTCTTGGCGTTGTTGGAATACTTGAAATCGTATAGATCAAAGGTGTCTTTGGAACGGGTGGTGAACTTACCACAGGGGCAAGAACCGGTATAAGCTGAATCACAGTCACCTTTAGGGCAACCATCACAGATTTCCGTTTTGCCCGATAAATCTTCATCCACGGGAACCAGATAATCCATGAAGCCGATGAAATCACCGTTCCCAATGGGCAATTCAAAGGTTCCGCCCGGTGGCAACATGGCTTTTGCCTTGGGGATCATGGCTTCCAGCTTCATCATTTCATGGATGTGATCATCTGTTAGAACCGGGAAGCTGTTCTTGTAGAAGTCAAGGGCCTGTTCAACCCCTTCTTCAATGCCGGTGTGAAGGGCGGTGCCAAGGATCAGGGCGTTGTCTGCGTCCGTGTTCGGGATCGTGTCTAATCCATCAACATATCGCAACCGATATTTGAATGGGCAACGATCAAACACTTCAACCCGGCTATGGGAAAATCTTGTGGACACGATTTCACCCCCTTTATTATGTCTTTGAATGTGTCAAACCCTTGTGGGTATAGCACCATTGCTATTCCGCCGCTATTATTGATTTGGCGAATATTCCGCTTCTGAAGCACAGATGGGGTTCCATTGGTGGCCTTCAGCTCTACTTCAAGGGCAATGCCCTTCACGGTGATCCGCATATCGGGAAGGCCGCTTTTCACATACCGGCTTCCACCCCAACGCTTTTCATAGAAGCCACAGGGCGGGGCGCTCATGCGGTCAACAGGTTCACCCAAGGGATATATCCCTTCAGCTTCCAGCCATTTCTTCAGGCGATTTTCAAAGTTTTTTTCACCGGCCATCGGCTCACCCCTCCAACATCTGAATCAGGCTGTGAATACCTCTGACTTGGGTGAAGCCCTGAATTTTACCCGTTCCAGCGTAGAATTGGAACAGTTTATCATCAGACTTTCGCCAACAATGGAAATGTCCGGTTTGCTCATTCTTCAGTTGGTATTCAATGCCGTGGGCTTCAAACTGCTGAATGGCATAGGCGATCCGGTCGGGGTTCTTTGCAACCCGTTCTGAATGAACCTGTTTGGCATGATCCTTCAGGGCATCCCATAATTCATCCCTTGCCATCGGCCCCACCGTCCTTCAGGGTGATCTTCACATAACCGGCCTTGGCGGTAGTCTTGGAACACTCGGAAGCAATGTCCGGGTATTTCTTCTTCAGCTTGGCGGAATCAATGCTGGTGGCATTGGTGGGCTTCACAAGGGTAAGGTTCAGAACATCGGATTCAAACTTATCCACGCCGAACTTCACCATTGCTTCATACAGCTTGGCCTTCATTTCCTTTTCCTGATCCTCAATGGCCTTCTTGTGGGCGGTCAGGGAAGCAATGGCGTTCAAGGTGGCAAGCTGGGTGTTTTTGAACTCCTGAAGGGCCGTTTCTTCATCGAAGGTGGCCGAACCACAGGCGTTCGGGTTTTCCTGACAGGAATCAGGGCAAGTGTGGAACTCCGGGCATTTGTGGCAACACCCATCGAATTTTCCACGGGGGCAAGCATTTTCACATTTGATCATTTTTCTGGTTCTCCTTTCAGATAAACATTCAACTGCTTCAGGCCGAAGGCGGAAGCGGCTTCATGGTTGTCAAAATAAATGTCGATCTGGTTTTCACCGTATTTGTCAATCACCCATTGGGCGGGGCGATCCTGAACGATGTATTCACCCAAGCCTTCCACTTCCACCACGGTTCCCAAAGGAAGCGGGGAAGCACAGGAAACACCGGCCTTCAGTTCCACACCAGCGGCACCATACACAATGCCGTTGGGCCGGTTCTTGGCCCATTCGCCGCAACACTTTTCACAGGAACAATAGGCGGTAATTCTGAAACTGCCCAACAGCACCGGTTCAGGTTCGGCGGGTTCTTCCACCAGCGGGGTTTCCACCGGCTCCAAGGTCACATCCGGGATCACGGCGGTAAGCTGATCCGGTTCAATGGGGGCATCCGGGGCCTTGCTGTTGACAGCAGAACAGCGCCCAAATACAAACCCCATTGCAAGGCCCATCAGAAGGGCCACAAGGAACATCCGCCTGAACCGCTGGTTAAGGGCTTTGCGGCGCTGTTGCCGCTTGCTCATACTTTCTGAATAGTTCATCGGTATAGTCCTTTCTCATTTCCAAAGTAGAAAGAATATCTTCTTCAACCGTTCCCGGACAGATCATCAGGTAATAGAAGCAGGGCCGTTCTTGCCCAAGGCGGTGAATACGCTTTTGGGATTGCTCCCACAGTTCCGAACCTTGGGGAAGGCTGAAATAAATGATTTTGTTGGCAAGCTGGAAGTTGCCGCCCATTGCACCGGCCTGATACTGAATGAAGGTAATGCTGTTGTGCTGGTAGCGGTAAGCATCCAAGTTCTTTTCTTCACCGGAAAGGACGGACACAGGGCGGTTCAGGCCCTTGGCGATCCCATTCAGGCGTTCCATTTCTTCCGTGAAGTTATAGAACACGATCAAGCGATCTTCCGTGCTGTTCACCAAATCCCGGAAGGCTTCATAACGGGCCGGGTTGTATAGGCCGCAAAGCTGACGGGCATAAAGGCGGCGGGTCAAGCTGGTATCGCCAATCAGTTCCCGTTCACAATGGGCATTGGAACCGTAGAAATCAGCATCCAGTTCAAATTCACCAAGGTTGGCGCTGTCAATCGCAACATAGCGATCATTCCAGAACTTCCAATAAAGGGGTGAAGGGCGGGTTTTGACCTTGATCCAGTTCCATTTTGGAAGGCTGATCCCGGCCTGTTCGGTAGTCATGAAAACGGCCCCATGTTCGGCCAGCTTCATCTTCAGCCGGTCAACATTCTTATAGCCGGTAATCTGCTTCCGCCAAAAGCCATCGGTTTCCACCCATTCCGTTTGAATGTACTGCTTCCAGAACAGTTCCTTTGAAATCTTCCACCCCAACAGTTGGCATTGGCTCCACAGGTTTTCATACTTGCCGCCCGTGGGGGTGCCTGACAGAAGGATCACATTATCCGGTTTCAGCCCAAGAATGAACTTTGACCGTTTGGCGTTCTCGTTCTGGATCAGGGAACTTTCATCCAACATCAGCGTGAAGCCGGTCAGGGTTTTCAGCACATTCCGCCTGAAGGTCAGTTCGTAGTTGATCACGCCACAAATCCGATCCGGGTTATCAACTTCCATTGCGGCCTTCATGAACCAATCAAATTCATTTTTCTTGGTCATGTCATAAATCATCCAACAATGGTTCATGGCGTAATTTTCCGTCATGTGTTCAATCCAGTCTTGAACCTTTGAACATTGACACACCAGAAGATTTACACGGCTGTTCAGCTTCAGGGCTTTTTCGGAACCAACAAAGGTTTTCCCAAGGCCCATATCAAGGTAATAGGCCACCCGGTTCTTCCCCTCGGTTTCATCAAGGGCCTGTTGCTGGTGCTGGAACAGGTTAATCATTGATCTGAAGGGAAGCACCCAAAACCTTTTTGGCGTGGGTGGTGGAACCGAACAGTTTCTTGACCACAGCGGCACAGAAACCGGAATAGTAGTCATAGGAATCCGCTTCCCCACAGGAAACAATGGTTTTGGTGTTGTCGGCCCACAGAATGATTGTCTTGGGGCCGCTATAAATGACCTTCTTGATCTGCGGAAGGCCGGTCTGACGGGAACGGCGGATGTAATTTGCAACGCCAAAGGTGGCGTTAAGATCGGCCTTGATATATTCCATCATGGCATCAGGCAGACTACCCGCCGCAACCACCTTGGATTCAGAGAACCAAAACAGGCCCTTGGAACTTGCGTCATTCGTCTGCTGAAAAAGTTCCACGCCAACCTTCTTGTTCTGCGAAAAGTAATTCTTCACCTTGCCGATGTAGCCGGTGAACTTGCCGCTGTATTCCGCATCGGGCAAGATTTTAACGATCATTCCGATCTGAAGCATATAAACCATCCTTTCATTGGTGAAGCCATTCACGGCGGATGTACTGAATCGCCGTTTCAAAGCCTTCAGACATTTCAGCGGGGCAATCCGGGCTATGCTGGGCGCTCCGCAACTGCTTAATTGCCTTCTTCAGTTCGCCACGGGTGGCGATAGGCGTATAGGGGGGGAATCGGGCGCAACCACATAGATAATGGCGAAGAAGCAAATCATATCAATGTTGGTGGCGTTCCTGATCAAATCCAACAGTTCATCACGGGTGTTATCCATCGGTGTTCCCCTTTCAGGCCGTAAGGCCGAAGAAGGAATTGAACTGATCAGCGCCCACATAATCACGGAACTTGGTGGGGTTGATGTAGTAATTCCAGCAAGCGCCGGTTCCGGGAACAGCGTTCCCGAAGGGAAGAAGGCCACGCTGAAGGCCGATTCTGACGAACTGATCAGATTTTCCCATGCACCGGGCGGCTTCCTTCACGCTGATCTTCTTGATGGGCGGTTCCGCAACCGGGGCGGCTCCATAACCCATCAGGTAATCAAAGGAAACGCCGGTGGCATCGGCAAGGGCCTTGATACGGTCAGGGCCGGGGGTGTTCTTCCCGGAAAGGTATTGGCTGATAGCGGCCTTGGAAGCCCCGGCCTGTTCAGACAGGGCGGATTGGCTCATGTTGGCCTGTTCCATAGCGTTCTTCAAACGCTCTGCAAAGGTGGTCATTGTGCGTACTCCTTTCATTTTTCAAGATTTCCGTGTGTAAACACGGCGGACAGTAAGAAATAACATCCCGGCCAATGTCGGACAGCTTTTCGGGATAGGTCAGGGGAAACATTTCCCCACACTTTTTACAGCGAACTTGGCGGGTGATCATCATTGGCTTACCACCTTGAAATGACCGGGTTCCTTCATCGGTTCCACATCCACGGTGGAAACCAAAGCCCACCAATCGGCTTCCGGGTAAAGATTGCGGTCACTTCTCAAAATGGTTCGATCCTTGAAGTGAACGGCCTTCCAATCCGTGGTGTCAATCAACTTCATTGGTTATCACTCCTGTTCTTCAAAGGCCACTTCACATTCCCCACAGAGAACATGAACTTCCTTGGTGGCCCGGATGATGGTTCCGCAACAAGGGCAAACATATTTGCGGGAACTTGATCCCCCCCCCTTCCGGGAACCCTTCAGCGGATTGGTACGGGGTCGAACCAGACAGAACCCGGATTTGCCAAGGGATTTCACGAAGGCTTCAGCTTGCGGGTTCAGGGTGGTTTTGTGCCATCCGTACTTTTCGCCTTTCTCCACGGTCAGGCCGTGGGCTTCAGCGTTTTCTTTGAACTTCCGGTTGTGGTAGGAACCAGAACGGGAAGTGTCCTGAACATTGTCCTGAAGGTTCTGAAGGTGAACCATTTCGTGAAGTAAGGTTCCACAGGTTTCTTCAAAGGGGCGGTTCAGGTATTCGGCACACAGGTTGATTTCGTAATAACCGCCTTCCTTGGTGCCATCTTGCCAAGCCTTCCAAGCGGTACACCAGCCGTAGGCCCCACGGGTATGATCCGGGGAAACGGTGATCACAGGCTTTTCCAACTTCCCTTCAAAGAAGGCTTTGTTGAACTTTGAAAACAAGGTTTCAAGTTCATCAATGACCGGTTTCAAACTGACTTCATTCATGGTGCTTACTCCTTTTGTAGACTTTTTGCCTACTTAACAGGCGAAAAAAATCGCCACTCGTTCTTCTTCCGTCAGGCCAAGAAGATCATACAAAGCCTGAATCTCATTGGCCCGAAATTCACTACGGTTATTGATCTTATTCAAAAGGCCCTGATAGGTAATTCCAATCTTCTTGGCAATAAACCGAAGTTTATAACCGGACTGGTCGATCTTCTCACGCAACAGCTCTGTGTTGGTCATACGGCAATCACCCCTTTCTTCAAAATCGGTAGGCATCTTGTCTACACTCACATACTACCACGATGTAGGAAGAATGTCAACATCTTTTTTGAAAAAGCTAAAAATATGTTGACAAGCCGCCAACAGCGCCGTATAATTAGTAACAGAAAGGGGGTCATTCACTTGTCCACAATAGGAAGCAGAATCCGCAATCGCCGGGAAGAACTTGGTTTATCCCAAGATGAACTTGGTAAAAGATTAGGGTACAAATCCCGTTCTTCAATAAATAAGATTGAACTTGATCAGCGTAACCTTACTCAATCTAAAATCAAGGCTATTGCTGACGCATTAGATACTACACCGGCCTATATCATGGGATGGAATGAACCAAATCAGAAACTTGACGCTGAAAAACTGAAGTTCTTTGATAATCTATTTCCCATTGAAACCAAGCGTTTCCCGCTGTTGGGGGATATTGCTTGCGGAACA